AAAGACTATGGATATAATAGTCAAAGAAATGTACACAGAATTTATAGTGGTCATGAAAGAGAAACAAATAAGAGAGTTGTTATATCTACATGGCAATCAATACACAAGAAGAGCGCAGGTTATTTTGCTCAGTTCGGTAGTGTACTCGTAGATGAAGTACATCATGCACAGAGTAAATCTATACAGGGTATTATGAACAAACTCGTTGTATGTCCTGATAGAATTGGTATGACAGGTACAATACAAGAAGCAAAGACCCATGAGCTTGTACTCAAAGGTTTATTTGGACCAATACAAAAGATTACATCAACTAAGGAACTGATTGATAGAGACCAAATATCCGATGTAAAGATACAACTATTAAGACTAAACTATCCAGATGAAGATAAGAAACTCGTAAAGGGTATGAACTATCAGGATGAGATTGCACATATTATAAACCACACTAAAAGAAATAATTTTATATCTAAACTTGCGTCAGACCTACCAGGAAATACACTTGTAATCTTTGGTAGAATATCTCATGGTAAAGATATACATTCTCTCACATCAGCCTTGGCAGATAAAGATGTACATTACATTGCTGGTGAAACCGATAAGGAAACAAGAGAACTTACAAGACAATTTGCAGAGAAGAATAATGTAATTATTATTGCATCACTAGGTGTATTCTCTACAGGTGTTAATATAAGGAACCTACACAATCTTATATTTGCACATCCATCGAAGTCCAAGATTAAGGTGCTTCAATCAATTGGTAGGATTTTAAGAAAAACAGATGACGGTAAACCAGCTACAGTGTATGATATTGTTGATGATTTAAAGTATAAGTCTAGAGATAACTTTACTTTAAGACACGCAGGAGAAAGATTTAGATTTTACACTGAAGAAAAATTTGATTATAAAATTAACAGTATAGATATATAATGGCCAGACAAACAAAAGATTCAGCACACTACGTAAATAATAAAGAATTCACAGCCGCTCTCGATAAATACTCACGAAAATGTAGAGAACTCATGGCAAAGGGTAAGGAAAGACCCGAAATGAGTAGATACCTTGGAGAATGTATTATTAAGATGGCGAATAGATTATCTTTAAGACCAAACTTTGTAAACTATTCCTATCGAGATGAGATGGTTCAGGATGCAATTCTAGCGGCAATCAAGTATGCCTATAGATTTGATGGTGATAGATTCAATAACGGATTTGCATTCGTTACTCAGATATTATTCTCTCACATGGTTCAAAGAATTAAGAAAGAGAAGAAGAAATATATGTTGGATTTAAAACTCATTCAACAGGCTGAGCAGACTATGTTCCTACATGGTGAGTTCAGTGATTCACTAAATGATACCGCCAGAGCTTATGCCGACCAGAAACTTGGTGATATGGAAGAGAGTAAAGCTAAGACACCCGCAGAAAAATCAAGGTCAGGCTTTACATTGAGGTCACATACATTAAGAGTTAAACATGAGATTGAAGCTATCAAGGCAGGTGAAACAGAATTTGAGGTAGAAGGTAAACACTACAAGGTAAGAGAAGCTAAGAAGGAGGAGTTCTTCAAGGAGAATCCAGACTTTAAGGTAAAGAAGAAACGCAAGCCACGTAAGACAAAGAAATGAAGATACTAATATTTGGTTTACCAGGAAGCGGTAAGACTACGCTTTCTAGAGAATTATCATATCACTTTCAAGTACCACATCATAATGCAGACTACTATAGAATGCTACACGATGACTGGGATTTTTCGCCCGATGGTAGATTAAGACAGGCCATGAGAATGAAAGGCAAAAGTGGTATATTAGATTTTGTAGCACCTAAACAGGAGTATAGAGATATTGTAGACCCTACAATTACAATCTATATGAACACAATCAAACAGTCAAGATATGAGGATACGAATCAGGTATTTGAACATCCACATTATCTTGATGTAGACTATACAGTAAATGAATGGATAGACATAAAGAAACTACGCAAATGCTTGGAAGATTTCAACCCTGGCATAGAGGACACACTGCGCTTTTTAAGAGAGCAATTTCCAAAACTGGTCAAGTAGCAATACTTCTACGTGCTCAAGACGGTACCGAAAAGAACCCTTTCACATTCGAAGAAAGAAAGAAACAGATACAATCTGAGTTAAAAAAGGAAGGTTTTGAGTATAATCAATATGAGATTATTGAAGTGCCTAATATCACGCATATAACCTATGGTAGAGATGTAGGTTATAAGATTGAACAAGAACACTTTGAAGATGAGATTGAGAGTATATCCGCTACAGAGATTAGAAAGCAAATGAATAAATGAAGATAGCCTTTTTAGGTGATACACATTTCGGTGCGAGAAACAGAAATGTAGTCATTGAATCATGGCAAAGAAAATTCTATGAGGAAGTTTTCTGGCCATACATTGATGAAAATAGTATTACACATGTAATACAAGTCGGTGATTATTTTGATTCACGTAAGTGGCTCAATATTCAAACACTAGCATTCCAAAAAGAAATGATGGTTAAACCTGTACAAGACAGGGATATTAGGTGTGATGTGTTAGTAGGTAATCATGATATACCATTTAAACATTCACTTAAAAACAATTCACCACAACAAATCCTTGGTCAAGAAGACAACTTTTTTGTACATGAAAAAATTACAGATATAGAAGTTGATGGTTGTAATCTTACACTCATGCCATGGGTATGTAAAGAAAACTATGAGGAATCATTCGCTAAGATTAAAGAAGGTGGTGAAGTACTTGTAGGTCATTATGATATTAGTGGTATGTTAATGTTTCCTGGTCAATATAGTCGTGATGGTTTTGAAGTATCTGACTATACTAAATGGGATAAAGTTATTTCAGGCCACTATCATACACAAAGTGAACAGGTAAATATACAATATACAGGAACACCATACGAACTTATGTGGTCAGATTCAGGTGGTAAACATGGCTTCTGGATTTTAGATACTACAGATAAATCATTTCAATTCGTGCAGAATCCTTACGGTTATCATGTAAAATTGATATATGATAACAATACGAGACCTGAACATTTAACACAAGAACTGAAGAATTCTTATGTAAAATTGTATGTAAAAGAGAAAGAATCATTTGAAGATTTCGAAAAGTTTATTGATGCAATCAATCTTAAAGAACCATTTGAACTTAAGATTGTAGAAAGCTTTGAACAATTTAATGCTGATAATGTAGATGATATTATTGAGATGACAGATACATCTGACCTTATATCTGAATATATTGATGATGTGGCAACTGACCTTAATAAGAAAGAAATCAAGAAAATTATGTTAGAAATTTTTGAAGAAGCAAAAGATATAGATGATAGTATTTGAAGAGATTACTTATAAGAATTTTTTAAGTACAGGTAATACTGGCAATACAATATTCTTAAATGATAGACCTACAG